GGCCGCCCGGGAGCGGATCGCGACGCTCGAGGCCCGGGCCCCGGTGCCAGGGCCGCCCGGCCGGGACGGGGACAACGGGCTCGACGGGCTCAACGGGTTCGGGTTTGACGATCTCGAGGCGTCGTTTGACGGCGATCGGACGATCGCCCTCACGTTCACGCGGGGCCCGCTCGTCAAAACGTTTCCGATCGTCCTCCCGATCCCGCGGTATCAGGGGATCTATCTGGCGGGCGTGACGTATACGCCGGGCGACGTCGTGACGTGGAGCGGCTCCGCCTGGCATTGCAAGCACGCGACGAGCTCGCGGCCGGGCGAGGCCCCGGCCGCCTGGCAATTGATGGTTAAGGCGGGCCGGGATCTCCGGCCGGAGCGGCGGGCGTCATGACGTCGCTCGTCGCCCTCGACGTCGCGAAAGCGCATCTCCGGATCACGGATACCGATCACGACGCGGAAGTCCAACGGGAGCTAGACGCGGCGACGACGATCGTCGTGCTCTATCTCGCGGAGTTCGCGGATCCGACGTGGACGGAGGCGACGCTCCCGGCGGACGTGTGCCAGGCGATCTTGATTCTGCTCGGGCATCTCGACGAATCCCGGGGCGGCATGGGCGTCGATCCGGCGTCCGACGACGATATGGAAAAAACGTGGAAGGCGATCGCCTCGATCCTCATGCGCCGCCGCCTCCCGTCGATCGCGTGACGTCATGACCGCGATCGGGACGTTCCGCCATCTCGTCACGCTCACGGCCCCGGGCCCGCCGGAGCTCGATCCCGCGGGCGGATACGTCGAGACGTGGACGCCGCTCAACCCGGCGTCGTGGCATTGCTCGATCCGGGCGGCGACGGCCGCGGACGTCGAGCGGATCGGCGGCGGAACGATCACGACGACGACGGCCCTCGTCCTCCGTGGGCGGTATCACGCGGAGCTCGTCACGAAGGCGGCCGCGGCGCGGATTGCGTTCAAGGGGCGGACGTTCACGATCGCGAGCGTCCACGATCGCGACGAGCGGGGGATCGAGCTCGAGCTCCTCGCTCGCGAAGTGACGGGGACGACGACGGCCCCGCCGACGACGAGGGCGGCGTAAATGGCAAACCGTGTGCATCTCCAATTGGACGGCGTCGCGACGTTGAGCGAGGCGCTCCGGAACCTGCCCGCGGAGCTCCGCGATCAGGCGATGGAAATCGTACGGGATCACGTCGATCAGGCGGAGGGCGAGATCCGGGCGGCGTATCCGGAAGGCCCGACGGGCAACCTCCGCCGCGGGCTCCGCCAGGACCGCGGCACGGCGGGGAATTGGGGCGCGTCGATCGTCCTCAAGAGCACGGCCAAACACGCGTTCCTGTTCGAGACGGGGAGCGAGTACGCGCATCCGGATCTCGCGTGGGTCCGGCGGACGCGGGCCGGGGCCGCCCGCGGCCGGATGCCCGCGGGCAAGGTATTCATTCCGGCCGTGATCCGATGGCGGCGGAAGATGGTCGAGGCGCTCGTCGCGTTCGTCGAGAAAGCGGGATTTACCGTGAGGGCCGCATGAGTGAACCCGGGGCCGTGGACGTCGCCGTCCTCGAGGTCCTCCGCGGCGACGCGGCGTTGATGGCGCTCGTCAACGGGGCCCTGTTTTTCGGCGTCGCCAAACAAGGGTACGAGACGTTCGTCGCCGTCGATCGGCTCTCCGGGCTCGTCGATCGCGATTGTTTCGCGGAGGCGACGGGCGAGACGTTTCTCTATCAAGTAAAGGCCGTGACGCCTGGCACGGCGACGAACGGCGTCCGGGCCGCGGCCGCCCGGATCCGCGAGCTCCTCGACGGCCGCGAGACGCTCGACGCCGTCGGCTATGCCTTGCAACGGCCGATCGAAGAAGTGGAGCCGTTGCGGCTCGAGGATTACGACGAGGCGAACCCGGATCGCGTCGCGCAAATCTGGGGCGGACGGTACGAAATCGTAGTGCAACGGATGGCAGAGACGAGGAGACACACGTCATGAGATACCACGGGAAAAAAGGATCGGTGTCGATGGGGACGCCCGCGGTTGCGGTCGCCTCGTTGAACAAATGGACGCTCAACGCCGCGACGGATAAGGCGGACGTGACGGCGTTCGGTGATGCGAACAAGCAATACGTCGTCGGGTTGAAGGACCTCAAGGGTTCCCTGTCGGGATGGTTTGATGACACAGAGGACGCCCTGTTCGCGGCGGCCGATCTCGATACGCCGGTCGAGCTCGAGCTCGCGCCCGTCGATACGCTCGCGACAACGCTCAACTGGAAGGGGCTCGCGTACGTGGACGCGTCGATCGACGTCCCGGCGAACGGGGCGATTTCGATCTCCGGCGATTTCGTCGCCGCGGGCCCGTGGGTCCGGACGTTTCCCGTGATCCCGTAGATCGGGGGAGTGACAGGCCGTGTCACAAATCCGCGGGCCCGGGCCCGCCCGGATCGCGTGGGGGTATCGGACGGCCGCGGAGCTCGAGGCGTGGACGATCCAACTCGATCGCGGGACGCCGGACGATCCGCAACCGTTCCGGCGGACGCTCGTCGCGGCCGTCGTGGGCCGTCCGGATCTCCACGCGTTGAAGCAACGGCCGTTGACGTTTACGGTGCTCCGCGAGGGCCGTCCGCCGCTCGCCTGGCGGATCGTCCCGGGGACATTACAGATCGGGCTCGAGGCGATCACGGCGGAGCTCGAGGCCAAGGAGGCGCCCGCGTATGTCGCGATTCGTGCGTCCGGAAACTGAGAAGCTCGAGATCAGCGGCGGCGACTGGCTCCTCGTCAAACGCCGGTTAACGGCGGGCGAGGAGCGTCACGCGTTCGCCCGGATCGTCAAACGGATGAGCATCGGCGAACGGCCGGAGCTCGATCCCGAAGCGACGGGGCTCAACAAGATCGTGGCGTATCTGCTCGATTGGAGTCTCCGCGACGACGAGGGCGCGATCGTGCCGATCCGCGAGCAACCGGCGAACGTCGTCGAGGCCGCGATTCTCTCGCTCGATCCGGGCTCGTTCCGCGAGATCCACGACGCGATCGCGGCCCATGAATCCCGCCAGGCCGCCGCCCTCGAGGACGAAAAAAAAAGGACGGATGGCGGGCCGCGATTGTCAGTGATCTCCGGATCTGCCGGTTGATGGGTTGGACGTACGACGAGCTCCTCGAGCTCCCCGCGTACGTGTACGCCGTCCTCGTCGAGACGCTCAACGAGGAGGCCCGGGGCCAGGACGGGCCCGCATAGATGGCCGCGCTCACCGCCAATTTTGAGGCCGATTTCTCCTCCTTCTATGACGCCTGTAAACAGGCCGTCGTGGAGTTGAAATCGTTCGAGACGGGCGCCTCGCAAGTCGAGGACAAGCTCGATCGCATGACGAACCGTTTCAGCGGGCAGAAGGTCATTCAAGACGCCCAATTGATGACGGAGGCGATCGAACGCTTGGGCGGCGTCTCGACGTTGACGGAGACGGAGCTCGCCCGCGTGGGCAAAACGACGGGCGAGGCCGTCGAGAAAATGAAGGCCCTCGGGATGGACGTCCCGAAGGGGATGGAGGATCTCGCGAAGGCGACGAAGGGCGCGGGCGAGTCTACCGAAACCCTCTCCGTCTCCGTGACGAACCTCGTCGGTTCGTATCTCACGGCGGAGGCCGCGATCCGCCTGGCGGAATCGGCGTTTGACGCCCTCGTCTCGAGCGTCGAGGCCGTCGTCGCGGCGGCGAGCGAGGGCGAACAAGCGGAGGCCGGGCTCCTCGCGGCGCTCAAGGCGCAAGGGACGGCCGTCCCGTCCGTCGTCGAGGCGTACGACCAATACGCGAAGGTCCTCCAACAGACGACGATTTACTCCGACACGGCCGCGAAGGCGGCGGAGACGCTCCTCGTCCAGATCGGCGGCGTCATGCCGAAGGACATGGATCGCGCCCTCACGGCGGCCGCGAACCTGGCGGCCGTCCTCAAAATCGATCTCTCGTCCGCGGCGATGATGGTCGCGAAGGCGGCGGAGGGACAAACGGCGGCGCTCTCAAAGGCGGGCGTCGTGATCACGGGGACGAAAGAGGGCGCCGCGGATTTCTCGAGCGTCCTCGATCAACTCGAGCATCAACTCGGCGGGGCCGCGGAGGCCGCGGGGAACACGTTCGCCGGGAGCCTCGCGAAACTCAGCAACGCGTGGGGCTCCGTGCTCGAGGCGACGGGCCGCGTGATCGTCAATAACGCCACATGGGCCGCGGCCGTGGACGGGATCACAACGATCCTCGCCGACAACACGACGGAGCTCAACAAAAACGCGACGGCTAACAACCTCGTGTCGGACGCCGTGATCCTCGCCGTGCAAGGCGCGGGATTGTTGATCGACGTCCTCGACGCCCTCCAGAAAGAAGTGAACGAGGACACGGCGTTTTTCCACGCCCTCGGGGCGAAGATCCAAGAGTTCGCGATCTATATGTCGGAGGCGGCCCGGGCCGCGGCGCAATTGACGGCGATCACGTCGAGCGGGCTCGTTCGCCAAAATGCGATCGAAACGGTGGACAAGATCAATTGGTACCTCGATCGCATGAACGACAAGCTCGCCGCGAACAAGCAAGCGATCGCGGACGCGCAAGGGCGATCGGAGGCGTGGAGCGCCTCGCTCGGGGGATTTCGGACGCAACTCGACGGGCTCGTCGCGTCCCTCGAGGCGACGCGGGGCAAAACGCGGGAGCTCGCCGCGACGGCCGAAGAGAATGATTCGGTCTGGCAAGCGATCACGGCGAACATGAAGGCGAACGCCCTCGAGCAAGAGAAGGCCGCGAAGGCCGCGGAGGCGCAACGCGACGCCCTCGCCGTCCTGGCGTCCGTGTCGGAGGATTTCCACGTTACCGTCGCCGCGTTGAATCCGGAGCTCGTCGCGTCGATCGAGAATTACCTCCGGGCGGGCGTCGCGGCCGATACGCTCGCGAAGGCGTACGGGTTGACGTCCGCGCAGATCGGAGCCGTCGCGAAGGCGCTCCAAGAAGAGCAACAAGTGATCAAGCTCACGGACGCGATCGCGGCGGAGCACGCGAAACTGCAACTCCAGTACTGGCGCGTCATGGGCTCCACGTCGCACGACACGATCCAGGCGCAAAAGGACGAGCTCTATGCGTGGGCGGACGCGCAACAGAAGGCGATGGAGAAGGCGAAAACCCTCACGCAACAAACGAGCGACGACATTAAAGGGATCGTGAAAGCGACGCTCGACGCGATCGATCAGAAACATCTCGAGTCGATCCCGGGGACGGAGGCGTACTACAAAAAAATCGCGGACGAGACGGAGGCGTACTACCAATTCGTCCTCTCGCACATTGATCAATTCACCAATGAGGCGGTAATCGACGCGCAAAACGCGGCGCAAGACGCGAAACGGGATCTCGACGACTGGTACGGGGCGGCGTTGAAGGCGGGGAAGGCGGGCGCGGACGCCGGACACAATACCGCGGCCGGGTTCCGCGAGGGCGCGGGCGCGATTCGGGACACGACGGCGGCCCTCCATCAAACCGCCGCGGCCCTCGAGCAAGTGATCAGCGGTACCGTCCAGGCCGGGACGGGATTCGACGATATGTTGTATGCCGCCCAACATCTCACGGCGGAATGGGTCAACATGGCGGGCGGCCCGGGCGGCGGATGGATCCGGAGCGAGGGATTCGGCTCCGCGGCCGCCCTCAACAAGAGTTCGGGCGCCCGGGCCGCGGGCGGGCCCGTCGCCGCGGGCGTCCCGTACGTCGTCGGCGAGGAGGGCCCGGAGCTCTTCGTCCCGACGGACGCGGGGACGATCGTCCCGAACGGGGCGGCATCGGGGAGCGAGGCCGCCGTCGAGGCCGCCGCCGCGTCGCATAAGGCCGTCGCCTCGCAGATCGAGGATCTCGACGCGTGGGCCGGGGCCGTCGAGACGACGCAAAATCAAACCCTCCCGACAACCCGGGCGTACTTTCAAGCGATGGCGGACGGGGCGACGACGGCGTACGAAAGCGCCTTCGGGGCGTTCGAGACGTTCGCCGATCAGAGCGAGGGCAAGGCCCGGGCCTCGACGGCCGCCTCCGCGGCCGCCTATGACGAGTGGAGCGTCGCCGTCGCCGCCGCCCTCGATAGCGTCACGGCCGCCGCGGGCCGGGCGTCCGCGTACCTCGACGACGTCCTCCGGGCGTTTGATGATATGCGAGGCCGGACGGCGGTCAATCAAGTGGCCGGGCCCGGGGCGCTCGATCCGGCGGCCGCGATCGCGCAACTCGGGACGACGTCGCTCGACGAGCTCGCCTCGATCGCGGGCGGGCAAACCGCCGTCGGCGGCGGATGGCTGGGCGGGATCTTCAGTAGCGCGGGGCAACTCAACGATCAAGCCGTCGCGAGGCAACTCCTCGCGTATTTCCTGGGCGGCGGGACGGTGCCGGGCATGGCGGCGACGATGGGTGGACAAACCCTCTTTCCGCATTTCGGATTTATGGCGGCGGG